CTGGGGGGTTTACCGTTTCCATTCAGGCTACATAACACAAAGCAATGTTAATATACAGAATAAAAACATGGTTGCGATCAGGGGCTTTAAACCAGACAAACCCACCCCGTTGCTCCACTCCCTCTCTTATTCTGTGGGCATGGTGTAGGAGGTATTGGATTCTTCGGGGTCGTTCGCCTGGGAGTGATCCTTTGACGCCTAGCCTGATAAGCTCGTTAGCGTCCTCTGCCGAAAGCCATGTAGGGTCGTAGAAATAGACGCTGCTGCCTGGGACAGGTATCACTTTTCCTCGGAATACCAGAGGAAGATACCGAGGGCGTCGGCCTCGTCGTGAGTGTCTACATCGGGCCAGCGTTCGCGAATAGACTCAAGCATTTGAGTTTTTGTCGCGTGGCCGTGCCCGGTGGCCATCTTTTTTATTGTCATTGGGCTGATGGGCATGGCATTAACGTCACCTTCCCTGCAAACGCACAGGAGAACCCCGATCATTGCATGGAGGGTGAGGACGGCCTTCCCTGGCATTCCGAAGGGTTGCTCGTAGATGACGTGCCCGACAGTCAGGTTTTTTTCGAGCCACTTCCTGAACTCTACGAGTCGGTCCCCCAGATCCTTCGGGAATACGACTGTACCGTGGGTGAGTTTACCGTCGAGGTGTTTGGCCCAGCCCATGCTGGTTCCAAGGTCAAGGCATAGCACGTTACAACTTTTCACTGGTCCTCGCAAACTTGGCACCCCGGTCGTGTGAGGAGGGCGAGGAGGTAAGTGCCCGGGACCGGGGTGCCCTCTGGAAAGGCGTTGTTTAATCGATCAGTCCATGGTTTGGCAGTTAGACCTCGTTGAGCCAATCCAGCTCTGCTTGGCTAGGGCTTGCTCCAGGGCTAGGTCTGGTAGAGTCCTCAACAGATTGGAGTTCCTCGTGGAACGTGTCCCTGTTTCCTTCTTCACCGTCTGATAGACGATTGTATTCAGAGAGAGTCATCCATTTGTCATCCGGGTGTTTATGGCTAAATAGCCAAGTCTTAACGTCTTTGATTTCCTTGTGAATAGTGCTGCTTTGGGATTTCCCAAGTCCAAGTTTCTCGCAGAGCGCGAAGAGATTGAATGCCCCTTCACCGTCGAGGACGGTGAGCGTGTTGTATTCTGGCATCGCGAGAAACCTGACGGCTTCTCCATCATCGCGGCTGATCTCGACGACGACCTGCCCCTTGCGGTGGTTTCCTGTGACCACCAGCGTTCTTGGGATCTCGGAAACTATGTCTTTGAAGGAGTGGCGGAAAACCGGGATTAGGCTGCTCATTTGTCCCTCCTGAGTTGCTCTGGGGGACAGCCGACCGCCATGGCCATTTTTCGGTAGGCGGGTTTTTTTTGCCAGTTCTCCGGGAACCATGCCGGAGCCTGCCAGAAAGAAGGAACATTGTCTACATGCATGTCCTCTTCTCGGTAGTTCCCTTCCAGGAACTTTTGGACATTCCCCTCGCCTTTAAAGAGCCAGTCGAATCCCCCCCATGAAGTTGCGTTGTAGTAGAACTTCCCGATCTTGTGGGCTTCCTCGCGGATCTCGTCCAGTACTGCCGGGTTATCTCTTATTCGTTTCTTGACCTTGGCTTTGCGTGTTGGGGAAAAGGCCTTAATCTTTGGCTTGTTCAGGAGGACTGACACGTCGGCGTTCCACCACTTCCGTACAGAGTCGTAGTCAACCCGAACCCCGTCCTTCTTTGAGGCGAGTTTTTCCAGGTTTGGTGGGTGCTTTGCGTCAGGGTCTTCGAGGAAGGTGACGCCAGTCGGGTGTTTCAGAAGGCGTTTTTCCGCTTCCTCAAGGCTTGGGCAATGAGACCGGACGAGGTGCCTCAACACCTGGCTCATTGAGAGCCCATAGAGCCTCGCTGTCAGGCGAAGGCGCTCCTTGGTTTCATGGTCGAATGTGAACAGAGATGGCACTGATCGCGCCGGTAGATTCTCAGCCAAGCCCCCCCCCTCCTGGTGACGTTGCGCCACAGTACAGAGGTGACCTATATATTTCAACCATGTTTTTATTCTGTATATTAACATTGCTTTGTGTTATGTAGCCTGAATGGAAACGGTAAACCCCCCAGGAACGTCTGTAGATAACAAGCCTATTAAACTCGCTGCGCTTGTTAAGACCGGCGAGGATGCAGGCACAGCCGCGATCAGGGAACTCCCAGAAAAGGCGAAGGGGAGACTCTTCGATTATTCCAAGGTTCTCTCCAGGTTGTTTCCTATCTCTTCTGGGCCAGTCTCAAAGCCTCAGCTTGAGCGAAAACTAGCGATCACCGATGATCTCGAACGATTGCGACTGCAACTTGAGGACATTGTCGGGGGCCATACAGCCAAAACACTTGGCGTGTACCACACCTGGTGGGCGATGCGCTACACCGAGGTGGTCTTCTTCAATGCTTCCGACTGCGATTGTGAGGTCGGAGATGCTCGCCAAAAAGCCAATGACTATTTTAAGGGGAAAATACATAATCTAGCGCGGTCGGATGTGAAGGCCCTCGTTCAGGACTTCACGATGAAGATGGTCCGAGATAACGGCCACGAGGTTGCTATCGCGCTCTTCAAGAAGGCCAGGGATGGCGATGTGCGTAGCATGGAGCACTTCCTTAGAGTGTTCTACCCAGAACTCTCGAAGCCAGATGTCAATATGGTCGGAGTTTCTGTTGGGTTCGATCCAACCAAGCTGCCGACCGCAGAACTAGAAGCCCAGGTGCTCCAGTTGCGGAAAGCCGTTGGGGAGTTGCCGCCGGAGGCAAAAGAGGACCAAGGTGAGTGATCCCAGGCCTGGCCTAGAAGAAGAATATCGCAGGCTCAAGGACAAGGAGCGGGCCATGGATGAATGTCCGTTTCTCTTTTTTGAGCCCTACGGAGACCAAATCGACTTCCTACAGGATCCAGCCAAGATAAGGCTCATTACTGGCGGGAACAGAACCGGGAAGTCCACCGTTGGTGTGGTGGAAGCGATCAGCCACTGCATGGGGTTCCGCCAAGACGGGACGCGCACAAACCTGCCTACCCCACCTGTCGATATTCTCGCGATGGTCAACGACAGACGCAAAAGCGTCGATAAGATCCTGATGAAGAAAATCAAGTCCTACTGCCCAAAGGGCTGGATCACCCATACAAAAAACGGCACTGATGGCTACCCAGAAGTCCTGACCTTCTCGACAGGCTCGCGCCTGTTCATCGGCTCTTACAAGCAGGATCCCGGAACTTACGAAGGCCACGACTGGCACGGCGTCTGGTTCGACGAGCCACCGCCGAGGTCGATGTTTATCAGTGTAAGACGCGGCTGCCTCGATCACGGAGGCAGACTCTGGTTCACCCTGACCCCGTTGGCTTGCCCCTGGATCTATAATGAGCTCTACGCAAAAACAGACGGCAAGCGGATCTCTTCATTCCACCTCGACTTGATGGATAACCCGCATATTGCAGAGAAGGAAAAAGAGGACTTCATTTCGGACCTCCTCCCAGAAGAGATTGAGGCGAGAATCCACGGGAAGTTTAGCCACCTTTCGGGGTCCATCTTTCCGACCTTTTCAAGGGATGCTCATGTCCTCGATGACTTCACGATCCCCGAAGACTGGCCGCGCTTCATGGTCATGGACCCGCATGATCGCAGACCCTGTTACATCGCATGGTTTGCGGTGAACCCCAGAGACCAGATCATCTGTTATCGGGAGTGGCCCCGAGAAGAGTTCGCCAAGATCAAAACCGCACACAAGTCTGTCAGGGACTACGCCTCGATCATTAGAACCGAAGAGGGGACTGAGGAGGTCTACGAGCGGATCATCGACCCAAACTTCGGCAAAACCCCTTCTGTGTTCACAGGGACGACACTGATAGAGGAATACGAAAAATACAACCTCGATTTCTATGCGGACATTAACAACGACATCCAACTCGGTCACCAGCGGATACATGAGCGATTAAGAACCGATGTCGGGGAGCCAAGGTTTTTGATATTGCGTTCTTGCCAGAACATGGTCTGGGCCTTTGAGAACTACATCTGGTGTATCAAGGATCTTGAGAAAGAGTACGGGGCCAGGGAGAAGCCTGACGAGTGCGGCAAGGACATGATCGACGCTGTCAGGTATCTGTTGGACTACGAACCGGCTTACAGCATGGGGCAGCGATTTGTTAGAGACGAATCAATAGACGCAGGACTAACTGGATACGGAGTCTGAGATGCCAGAACAACACCCAGAGGCAGTGTCAGCGGTCACCGCTGTGATCTCAGACGAAGAGGTCAATAAAATAGTCGGGTCTGTAAGTGAGGCCCTGAGCCACCGAAGCGAATGGGAGTCCAAGTCTGAGGCCTACTACAAGAAACGCTACGGTATCAGGAAGAAAAAGGACTTCCCCTGGCCGGGAAGTTCCAACATCCACCTGCCACTCACAGATAAGGTCATTCGGCACCAGAAGCCAGTCTTTGTGAACGCGGTATTCGGGATGAACCCGGTAGTTTCAATAGAAGCGATTGGCGATGCCGACCCGGAACGGTCGCACAGGATCGAGGCCTTCTACGACTGGCTTCTGCGCTTCCGCATGTCTCGGTGCCGCGAAGCTCAGCTCCATAGTATCGATTCGTTCCTTACTTACGGCATGTCCATTATCAAATGTCTTTGGGAGCACAAGACCGAACGGTCAACCAGAGTGCTAGACCTAACAGGACTCAAAGTTGACCGGGGGGCAGTTACTGACGAGGAGCTCGGTCAGTTCGCAGAACAGTTGGGGATTGTCGGCGACAGTCCCGACGATGCGGCAGCCTACGAATCAATGGCTCGCCAGTTCCGTGCTGGGAATGAGAAACTGGAAGTTAGTCTCCAGGTGACGAAGTACAACGCTCCACGCTGGGTCTTTGTTGACCCCAGGGACATCGTGGTCCCCTGGGACTCCACAGATGACGTGGACGATCTTCCATGGATTGCACATCGTATGTTCCTCAAGCCCGATCAGATCGTCGAGCGAGGGATTAACGGTATGTACAACATGGAGGCCGCTCGCAAGGTTGCAGACGGAGAACGTGCAAGCAAAAGACTCCGCACGGATTCTGTCCTGGACGCAATCCGAGAGAGGCGCGAGGGTATGCTGCAAAGCGCAGAGGACTCCTCGTTTGTTGAGGTTCTTGAGGTCTACTTCCACCACGATATCAATGGCGACGGGATTGCCGAAAGGTGCGTCCTGACAATCAGCCCGCAGGGGCGAGAAGTCCTGCGCCTCGTCGAGTTCCCCTACGAGCATGGGATGTGGCCATTCACTCGATTTGTGCATGAGGCTAATGAGCCGAGATGGTACTCCCCCAGGGGGATCCCAGAAATGCTCAACGACATCCAGACCGAGATCAACGCCCAGCACAATGCGAAACTTGATCGCATGACAATCCAGAACTCGCTCACCTTCCTGGTGCGTGAAGGGTCGATCAGGAACTCGTCGAACTTGAGGTTCAGGCCGGGTTCCTACATCCCAGTCAGGCGAATGGACGATATCAAGCCCCTGGCCTTTCAGGCACTTGACTACTCTTTCGATAACGAAGAGCGCACACTCAAGGCATATGCAGAGGAGTATGTAGGAGTTACCGATTTCGGCATCTCGAACGTGAACCAGAAAGTTGAGCGCCGAACGGCAACGGAGGTTTCAGAGATCTCCAGGATGAGCGATATGGTTGCGAATCTCGACCTTCAGATCTTCCAAGAGTCGATGCGAAGGCTTCACCGACAAACACTGTTCTTGTGGGCGCAGTACGGCGACCCCTCTGTGATGATCAACGTCGATGGTGGCGCTCAACCGTTGGTATTTAACCGCTGGGATCTCTACAAGGATTTCGATCTGGTTCCAACTGGACGACTCGACAACATCAGCAGTCGGTCGCGAGTGGAGAAGGCGTTCGCAGACATGCAAGTGGCGGCAAACCCGGTGTTCAGCCCGTTTGTAAACCACTTTGAGATCCTGAGAGACTACTTCGAGAACTCTGATTTCCGCTCCTCAAGAAGGTTGTTGCGGGGGCCGGGACTCTTCGAGGAGGACGCCGCCCAGAAGCAAGTCTCAGAGATCCAGCTCATGCAGACGATGAAAATGGTCGCGCCTGTGGACCAGGGAGATCCCCACCAGTTGCACATCCCGGTGCTTCAGCAGGCGCTTGAGGCCAACGCGGACGATCCGGAACTGACGCTCCTTCTCACTGGCCACCTCGCACTACACCTTGCGAAGATTGGGGATAGCGTTCTTCTTGAGCAGTTACAGCAACAAGGGGCGCAGGTAAAGACTGAGGGCACAAGGACTTACATGATGCTGCCCGAAGCTCCGCCTGCTCAGGGACAGGAGGCAGGAGTTGAACCAGCAGGGGAACTCATCGCTTGAGCTCGCCCACCAGGCCGCTCTGGATGAATTGAAGTCTCAGCCGGACGTTGAGCAGAATCGCCGAATATCGGGAACATGCAGGGAGATGATCCAGGGGGGCGTTTTCGCAGTCCTTGAGGTCATGGCTGAACGTCAGAAGATCGACCTTTTTTCTAGGATGGTTAATACGCGAGAAGAGGCTGAGTTGCATGAGGTTCGAGGCGCGGTGAAGGGCGTGGAAGACCTCCTTACTGGCGTCTTCGCGGAAGCAGGTCGTAAGCCTCAAGATTACTCTTGACAAAGAACTAACTAACTGATCGGTTCTACATAGGAACCATAGTGGTTTCTAAGCGTTTAGGAGGAGACAATGGCAGGTGAAAAAGAGGGCCTCCCTGCGGCCCAACCGGGAGAAATAGCCGGGTCCCAGACACCCGACATCGGTGCCCCGGCACCGAAAGAGGCAAGAACGTCTGAGCAAACTTCGGATACTGCCCCCGCCTCGGGCTTCGGGTCGCCAAAGGATCATCGTGTTCCTTACGACCGATTCAAGGAAGTCAATTCAAAGAGAAAGGAAGCCGAGGCTAAGGCCGCTGAACTCCAGCAACAGTTGGAGCTCGTCAGGGCACAGCCCCAGCAACCTGCTGGGGACCTGGCAAATCAGATCGACCGATTAACGGAAGCGGCTCGTGATAGTTACAATGACCCAGACAGGTTTGTTGACGCTATGACGAAGATTGCTCAACTGTCGGCACAGGGCACAGCGAACTCGACACTAGAAGGATTGTTGCAGCAGCAGCAGCAGCAATACCAACAGCAGCAGTTTCAGGGCATCCAGGAACAATCCTGGGGCCAGGCTGTTACTGAGTTCCCTGAACTCAATGACCAGAGCAGTGGACTTTTCAAAGAGGCCGCATCAGAATACGAGTCAGATCCTGGTTTGCAAGCAAGTCCAACAGGGATGTATCGCGCAGTCCAAGCCGCTGCTCTTCGCAGAATGCAGAGAGGCGGCCAGGGTTCTCAGAGACCGACTAGGCTGGAAACCGGTGCCCCGGCTCCGCAAGTACCAGCAGACTCGGATATCAAAGAAGACCTTGGGTCACTTCAGCGCGGTGGTCAACGTAAGGACTTCAGAGACTTCCTGGCGAAGCACCAGCCCTGGACGAAGTCAGGCGGTTGAAGGCCCTTCTCGCCTAGCCCTCGGCAGTAAAACAAATGGCTCTTCATACCTATGCGGCGGACACCGGCTCTACACTTGCCGCGTCGATTCGCGAAGATTTAATTGACATCATCTCGAACATCGATCCTGCGGATACCCCGTTTTTTTCGATGATTGAATCTACAGTGGCGCGTTCAACAACGCACGAGTGGTTGCTTGATGACTTGGAGCCTGTCAGTGCTGCGGGGTCAGCGGAAGGGACTGCGTTTGCTCATGCGGTGACTCGCAAGCCTGTCAGGCAGACCAACAGCACCCAGATCTTGCGGAGAGACTTCGCGGTCACTGATACCATGCGAGCGGTTGATAACGCTGGTATGACTGATGCCTTTGCCTACCAACTCGACAAGGGGATGCGAGAACTGGCCAGGAATACTGAATCAGCACTCCTGACGGGAACCCTGGCGGCAGGGACCTCGGCCACTGCACGAGTAATGAATGGGCTGACTAAATGGACGCCACTCAGTACTGCCTCCGCTGGGTCTCCTGGAGACCCGCTCGACATCATCGATACCCCAGCCCAAAACCATAGCGTAGCAAACCTGACTGAAGCTACACTCAATACCCTGCTTGAGAGAATGTGGGACCAGGGAGCGAAAACAGACACCATTCTTGCCAATGCGGCGGGCAAGGTTGACATCACTGGGTTTACTGCTGGATCCACCATCCAGAGGAACATTGATGGGTCCGCTGGCGATACGATCCGGAATTCGATCATGTACTACCAGTCGGACTTCGGGAATCTCTCGATCCACCTTTCGCGGCACAATGTGTCGGGCGAGTGCTACGCCTTCCAGCGTGATCTTTTTGCGAAGGCATTCCTTCAGCCTACCCGTGCGGAAGAATATGCTCGGACAACTGACGCCCAGCCAGGGTCTGTCTACCACGAAGTGACACTTGAGGTACGCAACTCTTACGGGCTTGGTCGCTTTACCGGCGTAACTTAATGAGTGATCGCACCTCCTTCGTTGCTGGGGGGGCTGCTTCGGCAGCCTCCCCGACCTTTAACCTTGCTGGTGCCGAAGAGCGGCTGCTCGACAAGGTCATGGAACTGTGGCGTCGAAAGTACCCACAGGAGGTCAAGAACTTCATGCGGGACGTTCGCTTGCTAAGAGAGACCAAACACAAGAGCAACGGGATGTCGCTTGGCGGGACGCACATGCTCAAGGCAGCGATTCCGATTCGTCCGTGGCATCTCATCAATAAGTTGTGCCCAGGCTTCTGGGAGCGCGAAGGGGGCGTTGATCGCTTCCTCAATACGTTTTCAAGACTCAAGTTGCGCGACCCGAAGTAAGAGAGGCAATCATGGCACCCAAGAAAAAGGATATTACCAAACCTTGGACCCTTCGGAGTGACCCACAACAACCCGCATTTGGAGGGGGGGGTGGTGGGGGCAGGGGTGGAAAGCCCCGTGGGAAAGCAAAGGCTCCTAAGGCTCCTTCAGCTCCGATTAAGTACAGTCCGGGGCAAATCAAGTACATGAAGAATCCAGGAAAGTATCAGCGCATACAGAAAGCGGGTAAGACTACCTACGAGCAGCCTATAAAGGGCTTGCGTCAACCGCCTGTACCGCCAGTACCAAAAAAGGCCCCCTCGGCTCCAGTTAAACCAGTGGAGCGTCGATTTGGCAGTACTTTAGGGGACATAGCGCGGGGTAAGGCGGGTGTTCCCATAGGTACTAACGCGAAAAAGATGTTGCGAGATTACCTAAAAGATGCACGCAAACAATTTTCTCGTAGACAGCAACGCCCTCCTGGGCAGCGCAGAGTAGATCTACCGTAGAGGGGGGACTTTGCCAAAGGTTGGTAGGAGGCATTTCGCCTACTCAAAGTCAGGACGCAAGGCAGCGGCTGCCTATGCAAAGCGTTCAGGAACTAAGGTTTCCAGCACCAAGAAGAGAAAGAAGGCCAAGTAATGGCACTCACATTCGGCTACATGGAGTACGGGGCAGACGGAACCACTGCGGTTGGGACCGGAGGCGGAGTTGTTGGCGGTGCAGATGGCGCAACAAATGGCGCTGGGATTAAGTACGGTACAGTGATTGACTTCGACCTGACGCCTGCATCTAATCCGATCACCGCCGGGAACAACAGTTGGTGGAAGATGCACCGGATGAAGTTTAAATCTGGGACTGGTGAACAGCACACTGTTACCGTCAACAGCATCGAGAGGACGGATGCGACGCCCCTGAGTGGGTCTGCGAAGGTCCGCAGGGGTGTAATCAACGACACCTTTGAAACTCCTTCGTCTGCGAATGAGCTCACAACGAGTGGACTGCTCGCCATTTCTGGTACAGGGGTCGCTGGAGATGCTGACTGGACAAGCGCCAGCGCCGCAGTAACTGGTGGTGCCTTTACTGACGGTAGCTCTACTTCTTGGGCAACTGGCCTCCAAACTGCGTCTGGGGGGTCGATCTTCACTGAGTACATCAAAACTCAGATAACAACGACTTCGACTTCGAGTTCTGGAACCTCTTCTCTAGTCTTCACGGCGACCTACACAGTTAGCGCGTAATGTCAGAAGAAGATTACCGCTGGGGACATGAAGAAGTGCTCGGTTGGTCGGGTCGTACCAGTAACGGGGTGTTGGTTGACGGTCGAGGCAAAGGGCAGAAGTTTGCTCGCGAGCATGATCTTCGTTCGTTGCTGATCGCTGGTCGTAATCTGCCTTACCCGTTCCTGATTGAGCTTCCTCTAGGGGCTCGTCCGGTGATCCACGAAAAGCATACAGTCGGAGTCTCTCAAGACAGCGGTACGGCTACACACGAAGTGACTCAAGTATTCGGGTGGGAGATACCCGATTCAGGGAAGAGGCTGTGGGAGTTCGTCGGAGGGAAGATCGTTCTGCACGAGGAGTGACGACAAATGGCGACCTACGAGCACACTGTTTCCTCATGCGCCCCAGACGGGTTCCATGCCGTAGACGTTGCTGGAGTTAAACTGTACCACGGCTCAACGACGATAACTGGCATTCGAGCAAAACTTTCATCTGGGACAGGGACGTTTAACTACTCGGTCGATCCCACAACCGCTTCGGTTATTGATGACTCCGATCTTGAAGGTCCGTTGATCTGGCACTTCCGTGCAGAAGACCACTTTGCCCTTTCAGACGGCAACTCGCTCGCGAGCGGTCGTTGGTATTCCTATAATAAGAATTTGGCTTGGTTTAATCAGACAACCTCAACTGCGATCCCTAGATACACAACTGATAATGGCCCTGGCGGATCAGAGTCAGTCTACTTCGACGGTTCAGACTACTTCCTGAACGGTGCTTCGGGAACTTATAACCTCACGGATGCAAAGAGTTGGACTTGTGTCTTTGTGATTGGCGATTACTGGTCCGCAAGGGACGACGCCATAATAGGAACAAGGGACACTGGCGCTTCTGCATTCCAGGCTCGGTGGGGAACAAGCAACAGGGACCACGCGATAAGGAATGACGACGGCGACGAGGTTACGTCCTCCGGAGATGAGTTGGGTGGGGACGAGATCCGAGTCATGGTATACGACGCTACGGCAAACAGTAACGCTGGGGGTGTGACAGAGTACATAAACGGGGCCGCAGCCCTCTATTCCAACTCAACATTGAGCACTGGGCTGACTCCAGATAACAACTTCAACTTCAACGCTATCGGCGTCTCTGAGAACTCAAGTTCTCAGCATTTCATGGAGGTTGGGTTGAGTGAGTTGCTGATGTTCGAGGGCGCTCTCAGTGCAACCAACATGGATATTGTGGAGGGATACCTAGCCCATAAGTGGTTCGGGAGCGGACAGGCCAACCCGCTACCTTCGGGCCACACGTACAAGAGTAGCAACCCGTATGCACCGACCTATAAACTGTCTTCAGACATCACGTTGTCGTCTACCTATGGGACTGTAACGAGTACAAGTCAGTCTATATCAGACAGGGATTTGCTTCGTTTCTACATAACGAAGTGCCAGAACCCAGGGGAGTTGACGGTAGAGATCACGGTGACCTGATATGGCCACTGAGATTCTCAACTTTGCTGCGAAAGATGCAGCCCCAGCGGCCAATCAGTCCACTTCAACAACAGTTGCTGCTCACAGTGGCTCGCTGGTCCCACAGGTTGATGATCTCGTTATTGTCTTTGGAACTTACGAGCGGTCAAGTAATGGCCCCATGCCAAACACTTCCAATGGACTACACCCAACAACTGGGCACACCTTTACCTGTAGTAACCTTGACACCGGAACTTTACCGGATTGGGTAACCACTGGTTGGGTTGATCTTGGATTCGCTCGTGGTGGCAACGGAAACCAGCAAGGGTCGATAGCGTTTGGTAAGTACCTCACAAGCACAGACTTTCAATCTACTGGTAGTGCTAGTGCCCCCGCACTTGCTTGCCGGATCGTTGGCTCTACTACCTGTCGAGCCAGCCACATAAGAATGATTGTTGTCCGTGGTGCCAGCGCGACTCTCTCGGATATAGCGACGATCTCCATGTCGTCTGTCCATGGTGTCAATGACACTTCAACAGAGGCTTGTTTTTGGAACCAACCAAGCGACGGCACTTATGTTGGCACCGCTACAGGCATGGACAATCCGCTAATCGTCAGTTGGGGTGGGTGGCGAAGGGCCGGATCGGATCTGGTTACGATTTCCACTGCCGGTGACCAGGGAGAAACATTCGTTCTCCCAGCAAGTGCTGTATTGAATTGTCCTTGGACGCTGACTGTCCCACCGTCAGGAAATGTAGGCCTACTCGATGGGGCCGCTAATGTTGACTATGGGTCTGGTACGACCTTCAAGGGGATCGACGAGGTTTCTGGTTCTGGTTGTTATTCTCTTCTGTACTTTGAGAAGCACGGATCGTTTTCCAGTGCCAACACTGATTGGGGTGCGACTAATGATTATATGGGTTGGGGTACAGACGCCAGAGTGAATGGCTTTGCCGGCCTGTCTGTTGTTATTCCGGAGGGGGTTACAAGTACTGAGTATACGGCAACTCCAAGCGGTGCTTATGCAGTAAAGAGCTCCACAACTACTGGTGGAGCGTTCGCGGTACAAGCTGCCACCACCACCAGCGGAGAATATGTAGTCACTGCTACGGAGGCCACTGCACTTGGCGGAGCCTATGCTGTAAAAGCCGCAACTATAACCAGTGGTGCCTATGCCGTCGCTGTGGAGGTAAAGCCACTATTAGTTGGCGATTTCGCGGTTCAAGCGTCAACAACTACTAGTGGTGCCTACGTTGTCACCTACCAGGAGACATCGACCCCTAGTGGAGCCTTCGCTCTACAAGGAACAACGGCCACCAGCGGTTCTTACAATGTCTCCGGGTCATCGCAGCCGACAATAACGGGTGCTTATGTAGTTACCTACCAGGAGACAGATACTGCTGGTGGTTCTTACGTCATCACCTATCAGGAGACAGATACTGCTGGCGGGTCTTTTGTAATCACCTACCAGGAGACAACGACTCCCAGCGGAGCCTACGCTCTACAAGCAACAACGGATACCAGTGGTTCTTACAACATCTCTGGATCAGAGCAGCCGACGATCACAGGTACTTATGTAATCACCTACCAAGAGTCAGTAACTCCTGGTGGTGCTTATGCTGTTGAAGTTGCGACGACAACTGGCGGTGAATATGTCATCACCTACCAGGAGACGGGAACACCTGGGGGAACATACGCCGTCCAGGTTGCAACTACTTCCGGTGGTGAATACCAAGTTGTCGAAAGTTTCACGAGTACTGCTGGCGGCGCTTTCGCGCTGAGATCTGCAACGACAACTGCTGGTGTCTATGTTCTGACCTACCAGAATACGAGCGAACCTGCTGGTGCCTATGCCGTCCAAACTTCGACTACTTCTGGCGGAACGTATGTTGTCGAGTCAGCGCAGACAGGAACAGTAGGCGGTGCCTTTGAGATCGGGCACACGGTAACCGCCGGAACCGGAACCTACGTCGTTGAGGCTCAGACGCTTACGGCGACTGGAGGGTCGTACTCGGTCAGGGTTGGGACCACTACTTCTGGTGGGTATGTCCTTGAGTACCAATCCACGGCTGCCCCAACCGCTGCTTATGCAGTCCAAACGGCAACAGAGACTTCGGGCTCCTATTCGTTGGATAGCGGGAGTTTGTCGGGGACAACCGGAGGAGCTTATGCCATCGAGGTGGCGGCGACTTCTGGCGGAACGTATGTCGTGGAGGCGGCGAGTACGGTAACTGCGGCAACCGGAGCGTTCGCTGTTCAGTCTGCTACTACTGCTGCCGAGGCAGAATTCGCAATCACTTCAGGAACGACGGTTGCCGCAACCTACCTTGTTTCGGAGGCAAAGAGGGTCTCCGCGTTCTACGCCATAACCTATCAACAGGCCCCTGATACAGGTGCTACGTTCGTAGTGACCTTCTCTTCGGTTGAGGTGACTTCGGGGGCCTACGCGGTTCAGGGGCAGGCATCCATATCGGACTGTTCCTACGCTGTAGAAGCCACAACGGGAGTTTCCGGCACTTTCGAGGTTCAACCTTCGGGAACCATTTCTGGTGCCTATGTCGTCACTTCTTCAGGGGTAGAGACCACTACTGCGACTTTCTCGGTGAGGTCTGTGCCAGATACGGGTGGTGCCTATGAGATTCGAGCAGAGGATGCGGACCAGATTACTGGTGAGTATCTAGTTGTTTCGCCTATAGTAAACAAAGACATACATGGGCAATACATAATGTCCGGCGAAGCCACTGAGGGTGCTGGAGTGGTGTTGGGTAGTTATGCAGTGCTTGACTGTTGCTTTGCAGGAGAGCGGGCGATGCGGCAATTGGCGAACTGGATGCGGAGGAAACGATAATGGCGAAGACCCTCGGTGAGATGATGGGCGAGGTAATGAAACTCGCTAACAGGACAGATACTGAGAAAGAGACTGTCGTAAAGCAGGCTATTAACAGGCGTTACAAGCAGATACTGCGGCGCTACGCATGGCCAGAGCTGGTTGGGGAGACGACCGTTACCGTTTCTTCTGAGGTTGTCGGCCTTCCTGCGAATGTCGATAAGATCCTCCGCCTCTACGACAGGGCCAATGACCGAGTGATTTTACCGCTCCCGGATACGGATCTGACTGAGCGGTTCATTAACACCATTGGCAGCGGAACCGGGGTCTCCTGCTACTACAGTCGCTTGGGAACTCGTGGCGTCCACACCCAGCCTAGTGCCGCAGCGCGACTCACCGCAACTTCGGATCTCGCTGGGGACAACCTTGTCTACAAGTACAGGATAAAGGGCTACAAAGACGGCCTAATGTTCGAGGACGAGACTTTTGTGGGCGGTACGACAGCAAATTTATACGATGAAGTGGTGTCCTTCTCAAAGGAGAGTGGGACAGGGGGGACAGTCACGCTGGTCTCAGTAGAATCGACGCCTGTGACAATGGGCGCGATTGCACCCAAGGAGTGCGTCTCCCGCTACCCGATCATTCGGTTGCATCCCATCCCAACAAGCGAAACGGTTCTGAACATGGTGTTCTCGATCATGATGGACGACCTTGAGATTGACAACGACTCCACCATTCTCCCATGCGAAGACATTCTGGTGGTCGGTGCTTTCAGCGACTTGTTGAAGAATCTCCGCCAGTTCGCTCAGGCCGGGGTCGAGGAGGGGCGTTTTCAGGAACTCCTAGAGGACTTCACAAAAGACAGAATCAACGAGGACAACAGTTTCATGTTCATGCCTGACATGAACGTGAGGACCGGGAGAGTCTGATGGCAGGAACTCAGGGTTACAGGGCGCTTCCACAGGCGCTGGACTCACCTTCAGCAACATTTGTGGTGGACTCCTTGACTGGTGGGATGAATACGAAGATTCACCCAACCCGCCTGTCCGAAAACGAGGCCTCCTTGATTCAGAATATGAGAATCAAGCAGGGGGCGTTTGCTGAGAAGCGTCCGGGTATATCGGATATAACATCCGCTGGCCTTCAGACGTACACTCAAGCTGGTAGGGTCTACGGACTGGGCGCACACCTGCCGAACGCTGCCGTTCCCAGCAACAGACTCCTAGCCACAATCGGGCAGAACGTCGGCGGGACTCCTCCTGTTACAGGTTACTACCGCTGGGAGGGGACACCTGGAACTGGCTGGGAAGTCCTGGAGCTCCCTTCTGGTGCCACTGGTAGTGGTCCGACAGGGAATCGGGTTAGGTTTGTTCAGGTTTTCGATACGATGAGCGCTCAAAAAGACCAAACCTACTTCCTGGAGGAAGGGAACCTGGATGTCTTTGCATTTTCTGGATCCCGATCCCTATCCAAGGTGAATGGGGAGGCCAATGGGCTCAAGCGCAGCGTCCCCCAGGGCAAAGACGCGGCCTTTTGGCTCTCTCGACTTTGGATTGCAGGAGAAGGGGAAAATGACGGGTATGTCTACTTCTCCAAGCCTGGAAATCCTTCCACGTTCGACACAACTGAGGGGTATTTGATAAACCCAAACGACCAGATGCAGCGGATCATCCCCTTCATGCAGAACGGGATCATTTGCTTCATGCGAGAGTCGATTTGGCTCCTTGACATCGACCAGGCCAACTTTGGCGACCTGCTCTTTGACTCCACTGCGATCATGCCGCTGAACAGCGATGTCGGGACAATCGCCCCTGAGTCTGTTGTCCAGGCGGGTCACGACTTCTTCTTCTTGAGTCGGTTTGGGGTCCACCGTCTTTCAAAGACAGAACAGGACCGACCTCTCGGAGTGGTGCATCCGATCTCTGACAACATCCAGGGGACAATCAGCAGGATCAATTGGGACTATGCAGAAAACGCAGTTGGGGTTGTCTGGGAGAACCTGTACATGCTTGCAGTCCCCCTCGACTCCGCGACCTCGAATAACACTGTCCTTGTCTACGACATGCTGGAAAAGGCCTGGTCAATCTTCACAGGCTGGAACGTGAATGACTTTCAGCTTGCCAGATTCAGCGGGATGGAGAGTCTGTACTTCGGGGACACTGCAAACGGCAAGGTTTACGAGGTCTTCCCTCCGGCAACCAATGCGGACAATATCACTCCTATCGAGAGCATTGTAGAGACTCCCCGGTTTTCATTCGGAGGGACACACTACCGCAAGCACTTCCAATTCCTGGACCTGTTCTGCATGGGTGCGACAGGGGGAGCTGTAGAGTTATGGGTGGCTCCAGACGAGGCTTCTCTTGTCCAGCACGACCAGATGACAATAACAGACGGGGCTGTAACCCTGCCAGATCCTGCTGTCGGTGGCCTCACGCTCCCCTTCACGCTTACCGAGGGGGGACTAAACAGGCATCGATTTTACCTAGACTCGTTTGGGGCTGTTCGGGAGATGCAGTTCAAGTTCCGTGTGTATGGGACAAACAGGACCAAGATCCTCTACTACAGCGTCAACGCCATACCAGAACAGGAGAACCTTGAATAATGGCTGATCTACAAAAGGGCCATACCTTTGCAACGGGACAGGAAGTTACGGCTGACAGCCTCAATAACCTCGTGGACAATGCATCGGTACTGAACATTACGTCGGCTGACGTAAAGACAGACCACCGTCTACCGCAACTGAACAATATCGTTCCGTCCTCTGGCGTGGGAGATCTCTGGTTCGATACCGGGGCTGCCTTTGGGGCTCAGGGCGGGGAGTTCAAAGCGAGGTCGGGTGGTGTTTGGCACTCAGCAGCCCTAAATGCAGAGACGGTGTTTTCCTATACCGGAACTCCGCTTGCAGGCGAGGTGGTTGTCCTTGACACGACCGCAGACAATACGGTGGTAAGGACGACGACTGCGGCAGACACGGGTGTTGTTGGTGTTGTGGTTCAGAGTCCTGAGAACAACAAGGTAAGAGTGTGCCGAGATGGTTACGCGCAGGTAAAGGTTGGCAACGACCCAGTTCCCGCTAGAGGCGACTACATTACTTCGTCAACAACTGAAGGCGAAGCAGTAGCAGCACCCAGCATGACAGACGGCGTTTTTGGTCGTCTTGTCCAAGTAGACCCTTCCGACTCAACGATCTGGTACGCGCTGATCTTCCCAGTCAAGGCGAACATTGCAGGCACTTCCATCTTGGCTTCAAAAACAATCGCCCCCACAGCAGACACTGTTATCCCTAAAACCGACGCCGCTGGAAATTTTTCAGCCGCAGCGCATACTTGGACAACCCTGCGCTGCGATGTATCAATCGGTGGAGTAACTTCTGACGTGAACTTCTCTATCGACAGCCCGACTCTCAACGCTGGAGAATTGTTGATTGTTCAGGCTAGAGACTTTGCCGTAAGAAACCATGAGCCTGGGGCCAATGGCAATGGACGCACCGACAGACCCCCAGAGGGCTGGAGGATTTTGATACGGGACTCCTCGGGGAAGGCGGTAATGTCCTCCGTCGCGCACAACCTCAGACCTAATCTCCATGCTCAAGCCACAGGTGAAAACCCCCAACCAGAAGACGACCTTATTACAAGAAGGTTAGAAGGCGGCAATCTTACTCAGTGGGGGGAGGCGACACCGGGCACAACTAATCAGACCTATAAATCTGGCCTCTGGTTGCATGGTTTATCAGCAACTTATCTGGTCGAGGCTACCGGAGTTTACACTTGCGAACTCCAGTATTTCGCCGTCTGGGCGCTTGGTCCTATTACTTCGGGTAGTTCGACCATGAACCTTAAGGTTGGGGCTCCAGGCCTGGCCCAGGCCGATATTGCCATTCAACCAAGTCTTAGCATAGACACTTGGGAAAACCATGGGATGGGAACACCAACATTCCAGTTAGTGAAAAGATAAGGAGGCCAAATGAGTTGGCTTCAGGCATTGAGTGCTGGTGCTTCCATTTTTGGGGGCTTGTTCGGAGGGGGGCAAAGTTCACCCAACCTGAACCAAGCGTTTGGTCAAGGTCTTCAGGGGCAACTAGGGTTCTTGCGCCAGTTCGGCCCCCAGTTTATGGAGCAATACCGGGGGATGAACCCTGTGTTCTCTGGCCTTGAGGGGATGGTTCTCGGTGGCCTTTCGGACCCCGGGCGAACCGCTCGACTAGAGGATGCCTTCCAGAGCAGGGTCTACCAACAACAGGCTGCTCGCGGAGTCCAGAACTCCCCCACTTCCGCCCTCCAGTCGAGCTTCGCTGGTCTACAGTTCGGCGAACAGATGAGAAGCCAGGCGATGAATAACGCCTTTGGGCTTATGACAAGCGGACCCTACAACCAGATCTTCCAGCAGGTTGCTGGTCCGAACCTGGGACTTGAGCAGGCCGCGCTGAATTCTCAGACAAGACAGGCAAACAGAGCAACGATGCTGAACCAACTCAACGCTGGACTGAACAACGCATTCGCGATCCAAGGAATGCAGAACCAGCAGTCATTCCAGAACCAACTAATGAACTTGTACGGTGGCGGAGGGTTCAACAACTCAGGTGGAAATGCCTCCGGCAACAACACCCCGACATGGTTGTGAGGAGTCCCTTTGCCGATGCCTAACTTCAACATTCAGCCCATGCCTCCGATTGACATCAGCACGGGTCTTCGTTTCTTGCAACAGCAGCAGCAACAAACGATGCAACAGGCTCAAATGGTGATGCAGGCGAAGGCGTTCCAGACAAACCAAGAGACTTCCGCCCTGGAGCAGGATCTCAAGAAAGAACAGATTAAGGCAGCAGAGTTAGCAAACAGCGAAGAAGCGCGGTTTTTTGCTGCTCAAATGCGGAGGATCGAGTATGGAAAAAGTGTGGCCGAACTTGATAAGCTGAAAAGTGATTCTGGTATGCAGGATATCAAAGATTACAACACGACCATTAGCAACCTGTCTAAACTCTGGATTCCCTCAAGAGGTGTGGGCGGTGAAATTGGCCGTGTTATTGGGGATCTCCTCGTCAGTGCTCAATCTAGCGGCGTCGGTTTTAGGGATAACAGTG